ACTTGAGAATAGTTTTCAAGCATACCGATAGAATCAGTAATTTGAACAGTTGTCGACTTAGTAGGTTGAACCCCATAGTTTAACTGTCTCCATGTTGCTTGTGGTAAACCTGATCTGATTGTCGTTTTGTGACCTGTTGGAAGGTTCCCTTCAATGAATGACATATCCATAAGGATTTCATTTGATTGCTCAAGAATTTCCGCGATGTCTGCGATCGCTCCATCTGGATCAAGTCTTTTCGCGTGATCTAAAAGTGTAAGTGCGTTTGTTGCTAATGTAGCCATTTTTATCTCCTAATTTATAACTTCGTGTTCGGGTAATGTTTTTCCGCCAAGCTTTTTGCTGTACGTTCTTTTCCAATATTGCTATCGATGATCTTGTCTTCTGAAACTTTCTTTCCAATGTTTAAGAAAAACTTGACCACTTCTTTATGATTACCGAGACCGGTCTCATTTAAAAGAGTCCTCAACTCCGGAGAGCCGAAACTATTCATTGCTTTCGCAACGACTTTAAGTTCGTCCTTATAATTTGCACCCAACTCTGCAATTGATTCTTGTTTCCAGGTATCAACTTGAAGTTTGAAATGCTCATTTACCTTTGTAGAGTAATCGCTTGTGAATTTAGTTTGAAGGTCAACGAGTTTTTGTGCTTGATCCTGGTTAAGCTTTAATTCTTTAGCAATGCTTTTGAATTCATTCTTATACTCATCATCAATAACAATTCCTTCAGGGAGCTTAAAGTCTTCATACTCGATTGGGGTTTCTTCCTTGATCGCCTCAACTTTCTTCTCGTCTTTAACTTCTGAAGTCTCGCTTTCGCTTTTAATCGCTTCATCAAGTAAACTTGTCTCTTCCTTTGTTTCCGCAGTCGCTTCATTAGTGCTAATTTGTTCGGCGACCAGTGTCTCTTCACTCATCTATCTTCTCCATTTGTTTAGAAATTTTCTTTTGTTCATTAGTGAATTCATTTTGCATCTGTGCAAAAGCAGTCGGCGATGCGGCCATGACTTCGCTAATAACCATAAGACCTATTTCTCGTTTGCCTTCATTAAAAAAGGTTGTTGAATTTCCTGTGAATGATGTCCTGAATACTCCTGCGCTTGACATTAATTTCCAAATATATCTACGCCCTTCAGGAATGCTTAAGAGTTTTTTAAGATCCTCGACCTCGCGATCTTTGATTCTTTTTAAAATCTCTTCTTTTTTTTGTTTTTTCTCTAAAAGCTCATTCATTATCTTTGCAATCCTAATAACTGATCGAGGGCGCTATTGTTTCCAACCTGCGTATCTGAAAGAACTTTTGCACCTGCAACCATTTCTTGTGTTTGTTGCATTTGTTGAGCTTGGGCCTGAGCATCTGCCCTTGATTGTCTTAATTTGTTTACATTTTCTTTTGATCTCATGATTTTCTGAGAAGCCCCCGAAAGTTCGGCGTATTCATTTACGGCCTCATCAAAGTCGAAGTTGTCTAAGACTTCTGGATTTGCCGCTGCCAAATTTCCAATGAACTGTGCGACTTGAGAAATTGAAGTAATGCCCGTCATCTTTTGAGCTTGGGCCAACGTAGAAATGTACTCCACTTTTATATCGACTCCCTCTAATTCTGGAGGTGGATCGGGAAGCATTCCATTTCTTTGAAGGATGGCGAAAGTTCTATCGATTGAAGGATCAAGCATCTCATTCTCAATTCTTTCCAGGATAGGCCCTAACATTAGAAGCTTTTCTGAATGAATCTCGATGACTTCAGTTGCCGTTATTCCCGAACGTCCATCATTAAGCATGGCAAGGAACATATCCGTAAAAAAGAATTTAGAGATAGCTTCTTTCGTTGCATTGATGGAAAATTCAATTGACTGAAGATCTGGATTAATTTGATAGGCCGGACGAACTCCGCCGTTTGGACTGCCCGAACTAACTCTTGAGACTCCACCTGGAAGTGTATTGACTGTTAAGTTATCCACTGTCGAATCAACTTGAACCGGCGGATCGATTAATTTATCAAGCGCCTCAAATTTTTTCCTTTGAAGCTTTTGAAGCATTTTAATATCGCCAAGGGCTTCCCATGCGGGAGATTTGCCATAGATATCTGAAGTTGTTGTTACACTCCAACGCGGGCAAATGATCGGGAATTCTTCATAGCCCGATACTTTTAGATACTCTCCTTTTCTTTGGGTTTCTTCCCAATAAAAAGAAGAAAAGGGCATATTAAGATTGTCTTTTTTATTTACGTCTCTGCCATGATTCGGAGCTATTAAGTGGTGAACCTTCACCCATTGATTCATTCTCTTATCTTTGTAGGCCATTGCGGTATTATGAGAAACATTTTCAATCCCATATTCCGCTACAACTTGCCCAACTGTGGCCCACATTTCGCGAGCAAATTGATTGGCCCTACCATTTTCATCGACGCCAATTCTATATTCTCCACAAGTAAAATTCTTCCCTCTTATTGAGTCCTGGAAGTCTTCCTCAATAGCAAACGAAGCCGTTCCAAAAGAAGCAAGTTCCTCATATGCTGAGTTTAAAACTCCATAAAAATTTGATCTTGAGAAGGCGGACATTAAAGCATTTTGAACTTCTTCAAGATATTCCTTAACGTGCTTTTGCTTCATTAATTTTTGATCTGGTAAAGCTAATCGGAACCATGGGCGCGATGGACTTGTGAGGCCCGATGTCATACCTGAAGCCAAAACTTTCATCGCCCAGGTTGGATGAGAATCTAAAAGATTTTTATGATCGATCGACTTCCCTCTGTTTGGTTGTTCGTCGAAAAAGCCCCTAGTTGGTGCAACGTAAGTCTTGATGTCCTTATATGCCGGATGCCACGACTGCGCTTCATCTTTAAGTTCTTTAAATATTTTATGACAATCCATCTATGTCCCTAATGTTGTTTTTTGAGTTGTTGCGGTTGGCGCTGAAGAAAGCTGACTTGTCTTTACAGTCCCCAAGATTCCCGCTTGCATAGCGATCTTATTTTTCTTAAGGTCTTCATAGGCCGAACCTTTTCTAGTTAAGTCGATGGCCTTTGCTGCCGGGCCTAAGGCGTCCGCTTCTTTTTTAAGTTCCGCATCCCTGGCATTTTGGGCGTTAATCTGATCTTGTTGTTGAGATGCCATTTTATCCATCTGTCTTTTTTGCATGAAATATGGAACCGCAACCGCGGGAGCAACTGCCATAGCTGCAACTTCTAATGGTTTTGAACTGCACATAATTTCTTACCCCAATGGATTATAATCATTCTTTGTGAACTCTCTTTTATTCGATCCCCTGATCTTTTTAAGAACCGGGAACGCAAAAGTAAGTGCTAAAGCATCGGCCCTATTTGGAGATGGAACGCCTCTAGCTTGCATATCCTTTTTAGATTCCAATAAAACCTCACCCGATAACAGAATTTCATACTCTGGAGAGGCGAGTTCCTCCGCAAGAACGGGATCATCTGGCAAGCATCCGCCCGCTTTAAGCCATTCTTTAATATCGCCGTACATTTCTGCGCGCTTGTTTTTAAATCCAGGCTTCGATGAACCTCCGCCAAAAGGAACGAGAGTCCAATTTCTTCCCATTGTTTTGCCTGCGCTTGCGACTCCAGTCCCATAACCAAAGTCTATAAAGACCGCATCTGCATTAAACTGATCTTCGAATTGGGCCAAATAGCCGGCCAATTTAAAATCGTCCTGGAGTCCTCTATAGGTTGCGAGCATCTTGGAAAATAATCCTTGTCGCATAAAGATAACGATCTCATCACCATTCCAGGCGGAGTCGAGAGAAATAATAATTGGAGCAAATTGAAAATTGAGCCCGTTGATTTTCTTTCCTCTTGCTTCATCAATTAAAGCTGAAGAAATAAACTGCGTGGCACTTGTACTTGGAAACTCTCCGCGGACGCGAACCTTAACAAAGTCTGAATCCCATCCGTAATCTTCAACCCATTTTTTAATCTGAGCTTTATTTGTTTGCTTAACTGTGGATGAATCGACCTGTCTATTTATCCATCGGTGCCGATATCTTCTAAAGCATTCTCTGAATCTTCCCACGTTTCTTGTTGGGTTTCCGAAAGCGCACCAAATTATCTCGGTTCCCTCATCTGACAAAGCCCCTTCCATAACTTCCCAAATAATGTCATCAATAGCAGATGCCTCATCAAATATTATAAGGATTCTTTTTCCTGCATTATGAAGACCTGCGAAGGCTTCGGGATTGGACTTCGACCACGGGATCGCATCAATTCGCCAAGTCTTTTCATGATCGGGATCGCTTGAAAAAATAGCCGTTGCCGTTAATTTAAAAAAATCTTTTGCGATAAAGAGGTTGAACCACTTAGTTAACTCAGGCCAAGTTTTAGTTCTTAACTGTGTGTCTGTGTTAGCCGTGACGACTCCGCGTGTGTCGACCTTTGTTGAGATGGCCCATAAAATAATCCAGGAAACAAGGGCGGACTTTCCGATCCCATGACCTGAAGCAACGGCAATTTTTATGGCCTCTTCAATTGTAATGAGTCCATCGCCAAGCGCCTTTAAGATATCTATTTGCCATTTATCGGGGCCTGTGCTTTTTTCTAAAACACTTCCAGGCTCTCCCCATGGGAATGCGTATAAAACAAACTCATAAGGCTTCTTTGAAAGAAGTGCTAGGTCATTCGCTAGGATGTCTCTTGTCGTCACTTTCTTCCTTTGGGGATTTTACGCGGTCGATTCTTATAGACTTGTCGGCTTCGATATATGTCACGAGTTTATTTTTAGTGTGAATATCGATTGTTATTTGAATAACTCTCCCATCTTCAAGCTTCAGGGAGATCATGTCTTTGTTCTTTAATCTAATTATCAGGGCCATCTTTTTTTCTCTCGTTAATCGTTTTACTTAAATGGCACTCTTGGCAAAGCAGTTGAAGATTTTCTGTTCCAAGGGCCTGGCCACCTTTAAAAATTGGAATAATGTGATCGACTTCGCCACGCTCTTTTTTCCCAAAAGTTTTACCGCAACAAGCGCACTCTTCGTTTTGCTTAACTCGCAGGAAATATCTGGATAATGGGCCTTGTGGATAACAGAATATTTGAGCGGAGATTGAACAATCTTTTGAACAATAGTGATGGCGATGCGTTTTAACTCTATTTTTAAAGCACCATTTACAAGTCCACTTCATCATTGGAAGTAAACTTAAGGCCGTATATCTATCCTTATTGTTCTTTATGGATTCAATCTTTGGGTTTCCTGGAGTGACCGGAGTGAAGTCTTTAATGAGTTCCTTAAGGTTGTTCATCGATCACTTCTTTTTCTGAGGAATCACCCACAAGCGTGCTAACTCTTGCCTGGGCTTCCAATAATCTCTTTGCAAATAGATCCGTTCCATCTTTTCCAGTGTGTTCAATGGACTTAAGTTGAGGATAAATATATTTGGCAGATTCTTTAGCCGCTCGACTTCTTTCTTCAAGGCTTATTACAGCTTCTTCATATTCAATGCCGAGATTTACCTTTGTGATGTAGGCCTTGTCATAACCTAAAGCCTCCCAATTATTTGAGGCTATATCTAAAAGAATTTCGAGAGGATCGACGCCTTTTTTTTCAGCTAATGCCCTAGCGTCATAGGTTCTTTTGTTTGCAGTTCCGGCAACTCGACCGCCTGTTTTTTTACCTATTGCCATTTACTTCCCCTTGTTATGGAATCCATTCCGAGGACAGAGAAATGCTTGCCGTTTACGACCTGATAATACGCCTTCTTTCCTACATTGTGCTTCTTGCGAACCTCGTCGACCGACATTCCGCTTAATCTGTCTTCTCTTATTTGAAGTGCAATTTCTGCAGTGATTTTAAAATTTGGATTATCTTCCCTTTTGCCGCCCCTTCTTAATTTTAGAAGCGCCGAATGCCTCATGTTTTCCTGATGAGAACACCATTCCAAGTTTGATATGTGATTGTTTCTTTTGTTACCATCTATATGATTAACCTCCATTTGAGGCCTATCGATTCCCTGAAACGAGGTAATCATTAATCTATGAATCCTGCTTCTTTTCCTTTTCCCGTCAACCATTCCGAGCTTTACAGTTAAATATCCGTCTCGAGTTATTTGAGTTTTTATTTCTTTTCCGGTTCGAACACTGAAAATCTTCCCGTCTTCATCTATCTCGTATCTGCTGTCTTGAAGGATTTTTACTCTCATCTACTTATCTCTACTTTAGATAGCGCTTCCTTAACTTGATCTAAACTGCATGCAAAAAAGGCTATGCAATGATTCTTTCTTGCAAGCTCTAAGTAATGGATCTGATTTTTAATATGATTTTTTTTCCTTGATGGGCCTATGTACTTTTTTATTTCTTCATAGTGCTTTGTTATATAGGCGTGCTCCGATGGAGTCTTAACTTCAATGTAAAAAGTCCGGCCGTAGAATGAGCCGTAAATATCTGAAGCGCCTTTTGGAATGTATTTGTTTTGAACTGTCCTAAACTTCTTAGTCTTAGGATCAAAGATTCCGGTATTGTTATGCTTGAAAAATAAACATCCCTTCGCTATAGAAAGGAAGTCTAATATCTGCGTCTCTATTTGTTTTTCAGTGAGCTCCATACTCTTCATGATTAAATTCTAATCACGTCAAGCTGTTCGGTTAACAGTCACTTCGATTCATCAAAGATGGGTTAAATTGAAACTATTTTAAAGATCCTTCACTCTTAGAAATATCTCTTTTAAACAAGGACGTTTAATAATGGATAACAGTAGAATTCTTGTAATTCCTGACCTTCACTTTCCTTACTGCCATGTAGACGCCCTGGACTTTCTTCATAAGTTAAAAGTTAAGTTGCAACCGACTCGGGTTATTTGCCTGGGGGATGAGTTAGACTTCCACGCAATGAGCTTTCACGATTCCGATCCTGACCTGGATAGTGCGGGAAGGGAACTTGTTCTAGGCCTTGGCTACATAGACACACTACACGAGCTTTTTCCAAAGCTTGAATTGCTTCACTCAAATCATGGATCCATGTTTTATAGAAAAGCAAAGCATCACGGAATGCCTCGACATTTACTAAGAAGTTATAACGATTCCCTGGGGGTAGGAAATGACTGGAGTTGGCATGAGTCGATCATACTTGAGCTTCCAAATGGAAACAGATGTAAATTTATACATGGAGCTTCGGCAAACGTATTGGCCGCTTCTCAACAAATCGGAATGTCTCTCGTCCAAGGACATCATCATTCACTCTTTGAACTTAGGTATTGGACAGCAGGAAATGGATTACACTTTGCAATCACAAGCGGATGCCTAATAGATGATACTTCCCTTGCGTTTGCTTACAATAAACTCCAGGTTAAAAGGCCTATTGTTGGAGTTACATTTATTGAAAACTCTCTGCCTTACTTAATACCAATGTCTTTAGATTCTAATAATAGATGGACGGGAACAAAGATATGAAATTCAAAATAGGCGAAAAATATTGTATTAAATTCTGGGATCATTGCCTTGGTGATTTTCAAGTCTTATGCGAAGTTACTATTTACATAACGAAAGAAGACAAAACTCACGTCTACGGAACTTGGTGGAAAGTCCACACTGAAGATAAGGAAGTTGAAGAAGCTAATCGGGAAATGGTTTCAATAATAAAATCGACTATAGTTAAAAAAAGAAAGTCCTAGAGACTTACACTCGTCACTTCTCAATTAAGCTTCCACCATTTTGTATTTGTAGTCATTGTGGTGATTGCCATAGTTTTTACCATGAGCTTGAGCGCGCCCTTTGTTCGGGCTATCCTGTCTTTGGATTTCTGTACTTTTAGGATTCTCACAATCGCTCTACTCTTTTTATAATGTGTCACCTTACCTCCTCCACTTCTTTTAGTGCTTTGTCTGCCATTTCTTTTCTGCTATTTCTCCAATTTGACAACCAAAGAACGTCTGGAGCACTGTCGCTTGAGTCTGTTTTTGAAATAAAATTTAGGCAGTTCTTGAGTATCGCCTCCCTCTTTTGAGAGAGTTCTAGTTGTTTTTCAATTGTTTCAATGTGTAAATCTAAAGAATCTTGTACTTCGGTAATTTGATTAAAATTATCACGCTCCCATTGTTGATAGTCGTGAAAGGCTCTTTGTTGCCAATAAATAGTTTCCATTAATGAATTTAATAAATACGATTTTGATTTTTTAAAGTGACTCATCTCAACCCCTCCACTTCTTTTAGTGCTTGTCTTGCTCTTTTTCCGCCAACAGTTAAATGCTTCGAGTCTCCAAACTCATCGCCCGCCTGAGAGTCTCCAAATATACTTGGTGGACAACCAAGCAAGTCATTATCATGCCAATTGTTTTTATCCGCATAAAAATCAACTGCTTTTTTTAGCGCAACCTCCCTCTTTTGAGAGAGTTCTAGTTGATGTTTATAATCGATATCTTCTGCCCACATAGAGGTTTCTCCACATGAAAAACACCTTGAGGGAGCTTTGATTTTGGTTTTTAATATCTCAATCTCTTTATCTTTTTCAACTAACATTGTCTCAATAGCTAATAAATTAGCCCTTAATTCTTCAAGGCCAACCATTGCAAAGCCAAGTCTATTTTCGACATTGGCATGATCGGACTTTTTACAGTTAACAGAATGTATTGCACTCCCAGATTTTGCATAAAAATAACAACACTCGCAATCACTCATCTCAACCCCTCTTTACTTTTGCTAGAAATTTATTGACCCTATCCTGCCATTCTATATATTTATATGGTTCTGCTTTTTCTTGAACAGCTTTATACTTTAAAAGCAACATTTCGGGATAGGCTTCGTTAATCAATTCCACCGCCTCATCGAGTTCTTTTTGAAGCGCTTCGACTCCTGCATCAAAGCCTTGAGAGAATGAATCTTGGCTTAAGTTAAATATATATATATCGTTTCCAGATAAATACTTTCTAGCTTTATCCCATGCCGTAGCCTTTATCTTTTCCAATTCATCTTGATTCATTTTCTATTCCCCACACTTTCCATTATCGCCCTTCCAATTATTTCTGGAATCACTGGAACAACGGCGTTTCCTAATGCTTTAATTCTATGCTTTCTATATTTGTCCAATTCTCGGGAAAACCCATGAATAGCTCGGCCCATGTCGGATTGATTGGCCCACCAATAACCGAAATCAACGGAGGTTTCTGCCCACCCATCACTTTCCCGCTTTCCTTTGTTGTTTTGTTTCTCGGAGGCATTGGCTTTTCTGCTGAGTCCATTGCTGTCAAGGTAGGCAATAATCCAAACTCGATCTCTTCTATGTTGAGCTCCGATGGCACAAGCTGGAATAGTAAATGGTTGCACGATGTAGCCTTCACTTTCCAAGTCAATTTTCGAACGGGTGAACTCCATGCCGATGAAGTTAGCAACATTTTCACCAATGACCCAATTGGGCTTTGATTCCTGTATAACTCTAAACATTTCCGGCCAGAGATCGCGGTCATCTTGTCTACCTTTTTTTTGACCTGCAATGCTGTATGGTTGACATGGGAATCCTCCACATACAACGTCAATTTGTCCAAGCCCATTTATCTCTTCCTTTGTTATTTTCTTAATGTCGTTAAATATTTTTTTACCTGGAAAGTTTTTAGATAAAACCTTTTGGCAAAATTCGTCGATCTCGCAAAATGCTACTGTTTCAAATCCCGCTCTTTCAAGTCCTAAGGAAAATCCACCGATACCACTAAATAAGTCCAGGACTTTCATCGCCATCATCCTCGCAAAGATCTTCCTTGCAACATTTACAAACTAATAAACTTTTTTTAGATCCTACCTTGATAAACTCAAGATCCCTTTCTTTAATGCTCTCATCCTCGCAACTTTCACAAACTGCTTCTGAGTAATAATTCATGGCGAGGTCGTCATAATGTTTTTCAATTAAATAAAGATCACTCATTTTAAATACTCCAGTGTTAGGAAAATAGTCGTCCATAAAAGGGGCAACGTAAAAGCAAGCGCGACCAAACTGCAAACCCATAAGACAACTAAATCCATAAACACCTCGCGATCACTTTTCATGAAACCATTTTTTAGATATCTCACAAAACTCCCAACCATTCCGAACCAACCAAAAGTGCACCGAGATAAATTTATCGGCCATGACTTTCGTTCCCTTGTTGTGAAAAAGATTGTGACATCTTTGACATACTGGAATCATGTTCCACTTTACGTTCTCAAGTTCTCTGTGCGCTTTTCTCGTGTAAAGGTGATGAAAGCAAACACTATTTACCTGGAAATAATTGCAAGCAATGCACGGATCACTTGAAATAAATTTCACTAGATACTCTTAAGCCAACCAATAAACCAATCTGCATATCTTTTTGGTTCGAGATATTCGGCATCATTATCAACAAACAAAGGCTCAACCAGGATAGATCTTTTAATTGGAGAAACTGCTTTAAGACTTGCACCGCCCCTGTCACTACCCGATATCCAATTGATTCCCTTTTCTCTGCGTAACATTCTTTTAAATGTCTCAGTGAATGATTTAGCGAATGATCTTCCAATTTCAGCGGAGGCATTATCCCCTTTTAAAACAAGAACCTCGCAACCTTGAGCGATACTATTGAAGGAATTCAAGTGAAGCTCCACCGAAAGATCGGCACCCCAAGCAACTGCCTCAAGGGCCACGCCAACAATCCCGCTTTTCCCACGATAAAAAACCTTTACAATTTTCCCATGATCCTTTGATTCAGAGACATATTTTGCAACTTCTGAATTGTAATCAAACTCGTTTATTTTTTTATTTTTACTTTGCGCGCCTGGATCGCCATTTCCATGGCCCACGATTAAAGCAACCTTTTTAATTTCGCTTTTTGTGTTTGAACTATCCGGAGCTTCCGGACTATTGGGAATTGTGACAACGGGCTTTTGAGTGTCTGCTTTAAATAATCCTAAAAGCCACATTAAAAATTTTTTCATTAGATCCCCTTATTAAAAATATAGTAGTAAAGTTGGATATTAAATAACTCCAGGCTCTCAATGTTTCTCAGTGAACTGCCTTGTGAGGTTGTTGCTTTTAACTCTCTTAATTCTCTAATTCTGCTTATCAGTAGACTTCTGATGTCTACGCTTTCATTTGCCATTCGATACTCTCCTTTGCCATGTTTTCTAATTCTTCCTTATCTGCGTCTGTATCCTTCTTTAAACTTCCATCCATAATCATTTCAACAGTCTCAAGATCGCATCCGAAAAAGTCCGCGACTCTCTGGGATTGTGTTTGTCGCGAGTCCTCGCAACCAATTCCAAAGCAAAGATATTCTAAATTTGTGTCTAAATATTTTGTGAGAACCATCAAGTTATCGTCGGCAAGCGGGCATGATCTTCCCTTGATCCAGTCGTCTAAAGTTGGAAATGGAATGTTTGTTTCCCTTTGAACTTTCGCTAAAGGAATCTTTCTATCGAAAATCATTTCGTTAAAAATATCGGCCAAGCAATTTCTAAAAGTCTTGGGTTTAACTTTCAATTCCGTATCGGGTGCAAGTTCCGATTCGCTAAATAATGGAACCAAATTTGTTATGATTTTTTGTAACATTTTCAACCTCCCGCCTTTGAAAAATTATTTCCTGAAGGGGATGGAAAAGAAATATCGACTTCACCGCTCCGAAGTTTGATTACTTCTTCGCACGCTGCTTTTAATCTGTTTTTTATTTCCGTTGCTTGAAAATCACTAGGGCAATTTATAATTTCAGAAGCCAATCCAAATTTTTCCAAAGCTTTTATTTCAAGAGGTGTGAGACTTTTCAAAGTTTCCTTGAGCCCATGTATTCCATTCCGCAGGACTTGGTTGTAAATCTTGCTTGCCATTTCTCGGGCCTGATTATTTGCAGGTTGTTTTTTAATCACCTTCCCGCGATCAATTGCCAAATTTCGAATCGCCTCTTTTTCGTTGACGATGTAATTCGCAATAAATCTTTTCCAATTTTTATCAGGCTTGTCGGAGGCTTGATATTTTATCCAGGCATCTTTTCGAATTTCTTCGATGATCTCGTCGGGATATTGCATCGTGATTTTTATGGACTGCAAAATATCGTTTGGTATTTCTGAGGTTTCTTTAGCTTTTTCTTTTTCTTTTACTTTATCTTCTTCTTTGTCTTTATCCTTAGCTCCTTGCAAGGGGCTTGCATACTCCTTAATAGCTCCTTGAATCTTGCTTAACTTCTCTATAACGCTCTTATGAACCTTGTTGTTTGGATTTAATTTCCCGTATTGAAAATCAATAAAGGCGTTAACAATGAATTTATCCGGCTCGACTTTTATAATTTTTTCATGAAAGATCTTGCAAAATTCAAGCTCGCTAATTTCTTCGCCAATATTAAATGCCATGGCTTCAAAGTCTGCTATCCATATTCCTGCATGGTCACACTTATCGAGTAAATAAACCCATGCGCATTTGTGCTTAGGTGATAGTTTTCTAAACCACGAATGATTCCATTTTTCTGAATCGGTAAATCTTTTAGCCATTAATCGCCTCCATAGCGCCAAACATTTTGTTCATAACTTCTCTAGCTTTTTCTATTTGCTCACTGTTCAATAAAATAATGTTTTGTTTTTCATAATTTGCTTTTTTGCGTGATGGGAAATAACTATCCAGGGCTTCCATGAGTTCGCTTTCCGTTTTCTTTTTTTGCGGGATTTTTTCCAAAGCTACTTTTCCGGCTTTTTGAAGATTAGTTATTTGAGCTTCCAAAATTAACTTTTGACTCTGGCCATATGTAAACCACTCGCCGTTAAGCCAATGGGTTTCAATGGATCGGTGTAGGGTCTTTTCGACTTCTCTAGCCTCTTCCTTTTTGACTACTAAAAGATTAATGAGTTCTATTTTTCTTGGATTGCCTATCTGGATTGATGACAATCTTTTTTTAAGATTATTCGTGTAGCCAATTTTAATAAATGAACGAGTTTTTGATTCATCGACCTTGATAATATAGATATAGTTTTTCATCTAAAATCCCCTCGTTAATTCGAAATAAATTAAGCGAGGATTTTACCCACTAATTACCCAGTGGTTTTTTACTGTTTTGCGTGGATAAATATTTATTATTATTGACTGACGTGGCAGGCGAAAACTTGGTCGACATCCAAGTGGTCGTAGGTTCGATCCCTATTCCGCCTACCATAATTTCAATAATATAAACAACTTTCAAATATGGTAAAAAAGGCGTTACCCACCCATTACCCACTTTTTCACAAAACAATCGAGCGATTTTCACTCACCTTGCTTAATATATTTCTAACTTTTTTAAGTTTATTTTCTTCGCTTTCTTTGGCGTATCTCTTGAGCGTTTTAACGGACGTGTGTCCTGTCAAAGAAAGTAAATCCTCCGCCCTGTTCCCTTCGTTTACATATGACGTCAATGATGTCGACTTGGTGCCAACATACAAGGGAACGATTTTTATTTTGTCTTTTCTGTTAGCTATTGCATTGGCTCTATTCCAATGAATGCGCATCCTAGCTTCACCTACGGGGCCAACTCCAAATCTTCCCAGGGTGTCCTTTGCTTTAAAAAGAAAATCATCGCCATTGATTGATCTTGGAAGACTGGAGATAATCTCCATAAATCTTTCTGTTATTGGTAAAACCAATTCTTCTTCTGTTGATTTTCTTCCCGCTTTTAACTTAGATTTGGAGAAGTGATTTCTTATTGTCAGTGTGTTTTCTGAAAAGTTTAAATCTCTCCACTTAATTGCCCTTAGATCACCAGGTCGTAAGGCGTAGATTGATAAAACTTCAATCATGTTTCTATAATAAACATCATCAACGTAGCTTATGATTTTTAACTGTTCTTCTTTTGTAATAAATTCTCTCGCCGTTCTTTCTCTGGATTGCGAAGTCTTTGGAATAGTTGGGGGCATTTTTAAATATCCACCTTCGACAAAAAAATCAAAGATCACTTTCAACTCTTGCAAGCTCAAGTCTTTTGATCTGGCGCCACACTTGTAAATTAACTGATATTCTTTGATGACGGAATTTTTTATACTTCTAATGTCCATGTTGCCAAAAAATCTTAAAAGGTGGTTAATCATAACTTGCTTAGTTTCAAAGCCACCCACGCCAAACTTATTTTCACAATATGGAATATATTTATTTTTAATCATGCTCTTAAAATGGAAGGCGTTGCCCATTTTCTTGGGCCTATAGTTGTCGGGGTCGAATCGCCCATCTCTTAGGTCATAATCAATTGAGCGCGCTATATGAAGGGCCTCATCAAGAGAATCAATCCTCTCCTCCATTCTATTGTGGAGAATGTCCACGCGTTCGGATTCGCCATCTATCCCAATTGGGACACACCTTCTTAGTCTGATACTTTCAGCGATCTCATCACAATCTTTGCAAAGGTAGACTTTGATTTTTAATTTCTTGTCTAAAATCTTTGGGACAAAATTCTCCAATCCGCATCGCCTGCATTTTGAATTAGGCATTGGCGCAATTACACTACTCATAAATAAACCCCTCATCACTTTTTTATCGGTGTTGTTTTTGAGGGTTAATGTATTGTAGTTAATGCTATTATTCATTACGCTTTCATCAATCAATTAGTTAACAACCTTTTCCCAGATGACCGATGGGGTCATTTGAGTTTTGGTCGTGTTGTTTAACTCTTGGCTTGTTGTGTGTTTAGGGCCATCGTTTTTATTGGTCTTTTCTTTTAAAAGTTTTAAAATTTTTGATCTATTTTCTACTTCTTCAAATGAATAAATAAGGCTCTCGTCCTCCAGGAATAAGTCAGATAGAAGCCAAAATTTAAGATTCAGTTTCATCTTCTAACTCCGCCGCTCTCAATTCTTTATTCACGCATTCCACGCATTGAACTTCATCTGTAAATTTATGCTTAAGAAGATTTTCCTTTTCTCCGCAGTGACACATCATAGCTTCAAAATATCTTGGATTATCTCTTCGCTTTATAAGTCTTGCTTCTGCATGGCTCATTTGGTTCATCCTATGTTGTTGAGAGATACTCTCTCGCCGTATCAAAAAACTCTTTTAACTTTCCATCGATCTTTGGATTGTTCTTAGCAGTCCATTCCATATAATCGGCAAGCTCTTTTTTATCTATGGTGTTTAATTTAACGGGGCCATCTTTTGCGAACTTGCCAATTGTCACAAGATATTCGCCTGGATCTTTTGCCTCGCTAGAAAATTGCTTTACATCTGTTTTTTTAGCGGGCTTCTTAACCGGCTCTTGAGATTCGATCTCATCTTCATCTTGTGTGAAATAGTCACTGGCACCAGTTGCCAATATAACCGCACCAACCATTGCCCTTTTTTGGGCCATCTTTTTAAGTGTGTTTAATATGTCACACACTGGAACCGGCTCCATTCCTGCGAAAACTTTGTTTTTATAAACCGCCCTCTCTTTATATTTTTTCTCTTGAGAGTTTGCCGTTCCTTCGCATGATGCGATCACGATTCCTGTTTTTAAATTGTAGACTTCAGCATTGTAGGAATATAAGGCAAAGTTTTCATATCTATCCAACTCGTTGTCGACCTGGACGAAACGAACTCCCAAATTAAACAAGCGCATGATTTTCTCTGCGCCTGGTTTCAATAGGGCTTTCTTCTGTGTTCCTGGAACGATTGCATAATCCGAATCAATTCCCTCTTTAAGAACTTTTGAAACCGCTTCCTTTACTATTTCAAGATGATTTACAACTCTTTGAAGATCTTCGCTTGAGATCCCCATTTCCCTTTTAAAATCACTTGTCGAAACAATTACATCATTTTTGGACATAGACACCCCTAATTAACTGTTGGAATAATTATTAAATCTTCTTTAAGTGAGCCCATTTTAATCATGATAAAGATATATGCCCTGGCACTTGCTTCATCTGGAAATGGCTCTCCCGTGAATCTATTAGTTTTCATGTCCCAAATTCTAAAAACCATAACGCCTCCTATGCGACATCATCGTTTGAAATCTTATTAAGCATATAAAAAGGAATCTGAAGATCTAATATCGCCATTGGATAACCAAAGCCCTTGAGGGTTGTCATCTCCCTTGGGTTTCCACCGCGAGAATAAAAATCTGCTAATTTATCAAGAGCCTTTTTATATGCCGCTCGGCCCGCCTCTAATTGGAGGGCATCCATTCTATAAACTGCAACTGCAAAAGGTGCAGTATTTTCGACACAAACAAAAAAGAATTCATCGACATTGTTTCCAGTCGCTTCATTGTAGACGTCGACATAATAAGCAGCTTGTAGGTGATAGCCTAAATTTCCCGCTTGTCTTGCGAAGCCTTCAAAGCTTGCATCCGTTGTCGTTTTAAGATCTATAAGGGATCCATTCTTTATGTAGTCCGGCCTGCATTTTTTAGCTATGTTTGTTTTTTGATCGATGGAGTAATAGGAATATTCCGCCTCTCCACCTGTTAACATCATCCTTGCAATTTCATGGGACATAACCGCATTTTTCATTGCGATGACATCATCGGCTTGATCTGGAGATATTATTGTTTTGCCCTGGGATCTAGCTTCGAATGCTGCAAAAATTTCTTTTCCCTCTTTCGTTCTTTTGTCACACACTGGAGAGATCGCAAAATCAACTCCGAACCTCTCGGGCTCCAAAATCGCACAATGAATTGCACTCCCTAAAACCATTGAAGGCGTCTTTATAAAGTCCTCACTAAAGGCATGAAGGATTGATTTATTATTGATTTTTTTAAGAGTCGAAGACCCAATGGCCAAATTTGCGTGGTAGTTTTCATTGCTCTCTAGTATCTTTGACATGGTTCCTCCGCCTATTTTTGGATATAGGAATCCCCCGCCCTAAATAGGCGCTATTGACACTGCGTATAGTTATGATAGTTTAATTACCTAACTGGCCTCTTGCCTCTCGGGAAAATCATCATCTTCACAGAGCTTGACCCCTGTTAATTTATAGACGCGCCAACGTATTTCAAACTTTGGCATATGCCCCTTTAAGATTCTGCAAAGTGTGGCAGTCGTCATGTGAGATTTTGCGCATATCAACTCTCTGGCTTTATTGTCGCCATTTTCGGCAATCCAGATATGAAGCGCGGTCGAGTTAGTTTTTGTTTTATTATCCATGATGGGATTTTATATCAAAACGTAATTTAAGTCAAATAATACTCCATGGCGTAATTAACGCTATGTATTTTATACAGTGTGCAAGTTGTAAATATGGAATATATTAGACAAATTTTGGCGTCCAACCTTTTAAGACTTAGGAAGTCTAAGGGCCTAACTCAAGTTCAAATTGCTGAAATGATCGAGTCTACCCCCGCAAGTTACAACCGATGGGAAAAAGGAGTTAATTGGCCCGATCCCGAATCTCTTGAAAAAATAGCCCTAGCCCTGGGAGTGAAGTCTAGTGAGTTTTTCATTGATAATTCACTCTCCACCCCATTAAACAGTAGCGACTTTTTAAAGGACTCGATAATAAAAGAACTTGAGGCAATTATAGATAAATATAAAAATTAATGTTTTCCTTAATTGATCCGAAAGTTAATTATGATTAAGATTCTATTTATATTTTTATTATTTAGCACTTCTTTCGCTAGTGAAAATAAAATACTCAAATTGCCGGATGAAGATATAACTGTTTTAGATCAACATATAAAATGGGATCTTACTATTCGCATGAATGGAAAGACGACAAATAAAAAAATAGGCAACGCCAAAGAACTTTTGTTTTCTGGGAAGTCTTGGGTTTGTACGGCAAGCGAGGCATCCACAAGTCAGGTGCCTGGGCATCTGGAGCCAATTAGGTCGATAAGCTGTTTTCACATGAAAGAAAAGATAACTTCTACGACATCTGTTTTCTGCGATCAGAAGAATATTTTTTGTTCTGGTTTGTTAATCTCTAAGGATCCCAAGGAAGAGGTGACAATAATCTTGATTAGCGTTCCGAAGTCTAAATAGTATCGCCTCGAACATTCAAAATAAAGTTCATATTAAGAAGCTTGTCGCAAATTTCCTTTGATTCTATCTTCATTGGAAATTTATCTATTAACTTAATTTCTCTCTTGAGGCATATGCCTAAGAATCTTTTTGTGCACACGCGATCCGTGTAGCAAAATCCATCGCAAGTTGGCTTATCGTTCCCATCGACACAAAGATCATATTTTCTTTTTTCAATTGGAACAACTGACTCGGTCGTTGAACATGAAACTAAAAGAATTAGGGCCAAAAGAATTTTCACTTAATATCTCCCAATTCTGCAAAGGTTTTGGCTATCACGGCGAGCTCTAATTCAATCTCATCTAGGTCAGAATTACTTCTTTCTGATCTTGGCTTTGAATATTCCTCTAGCCAACTTTTCCTAAGCTGTAAAACTCTGTCATGATATTTAGTCGCTTGTTGTGTCCCCAGGATCTTTAGACCCTGGAGCAAAACACCAAATAATAACTGTGTCATTACTTTTTGAATCTAATTAAAAGATCTGCTAAGAAATATAAAGCTTTTGCAACTTGGCTCTTTTCGAATTCGGCAAGCTTTAAATCGTCTTCTTTGCTTGGCGATTCAGCTACAAATTTAGCAACTGCCTCGCGAACAATCTTAAAAACTAATCCCACAATGTAGGCGATAGCAAGAGCCGAAACGAGTTTTGGGTTTGAAGTTGCCATGTTAATTAAATAAGTAGCAATTCCATTTAATACTAATTCCATTTTATTAATCCTTGTTAAGCAAATAAACGACGATTGAAACAATCGCTAATGAATTAATCATAAATAAGATAAAGACAATTTGCTTTAGTGAGTTCGGAGAGGCGAAACTGGATAGGAGCAAAATAATTGTAACAACCGAAAGAATGAAAAAGATGGATAACCCATCACTCATTTTTTCAATTCCTTAACATCTGCTTTTATTTCTTCGGTGATCTCGATCAAATGTTCTAGTTTTGTCATTTGAATCGCATCTGCTTTTTGCAAGTCTATGATCCACAAGAATGCCGTTGCAATAACCGGAATCAAGATCCCCGACAAAATCAACTCCGCACCAATCTTCATTTGCTAACTTCCTTACATTCAAATAAGTCTTTTTCAACGTGAACGCATGAATGAGTTTGAAACGATTCCGCTGTTTTTTGTTCAAAAAGTGCACACGATGAAAGCAATAATGTCAAAATTAAATATTTCATGAAATATCCCTAGGGTAAAAGGATGCAGTTGCTATTAATTAAGGCCTGATTTGCCGCCTCGTTCACTGTTGCGCCTAACATGTACATGGACAATTGATTTGTGCTTGTACAGCTTGAACTTAGACTATAGTCATACTGTGTCGGGTTTATGTCTGCTACCCATGAGGGGAATGTCGCACAATAATACCTTGCGGATACAGTCCTTGCATTATTTGCTCCCGGCGCAAAGCAGGGATTTACGATATTCCTAACAGTTCCAACCGCAGGCACGGGATTTGCTACGAGATTGACCGGGACGTGTATATATGTTCTTGTGCTGAAGGTATTCTGATAAGCTACATACATATTTGCTACCAATGGCGCTGTATATGTATAAGATCCGCCTGTTCCTGATAGTGTGCTAGGATTTGTGACTGTGGCAGATACCGATCCCGCCGATCTTGCCCCTGTGATACAGTTTAAAGTTGTTGACGAGGCGACACTTGGAGAAGTGCAACTTGTTCCGCCAATTGTTGCCGTTGCTCCAGATACAAAGCCCGTTCCTGTAATTGTTACACTTGTTCCACCTGCAGTTGTTCCGCTCGTGGGTGCAATACTTGAAACAGTTGGCGCAATAGCCGCTGGCGTTTTAAATAAAAATGCAAAGCCGATTTGTTGACTGGCATAAGCACTCGATGAAATGAATAGTAAAAATCCTATTAGTTTCATGTTAACCTCTTTAGTAGTTTTGAACCGAGGCGCCAAATATATTAGTTCCATCGTAAAAAAACGAATATATGTCTGACTTCGCACCCGTTGTCATTGTAGGGGTGACACCTCCAGGCCATTTAACTGTTGGCCATGTGACTGACCAGTTTGAAGCAGTATTTGTCAACCTCACATTAATAACTTGCCCTGCGGTCATATTAGAAAATGTGAAAGTTGTATTTGTTGAAAGTGTTTTGACATAAAGCCCGCCTTTGGTCTTTAGCTCGTTCCAATCAATTAGGGTTCCGTACAATATGCCAGTAGCAGGAGTTACCTGCGCTTCCTTGACATAAGAATCCCAAGTTGAGCCGTTATATGTATAAAGCGAATCAAGATCGTTATGATAAACCAACATTCCCTTTTCAGGTGAAGCAAATGTACTAATATCTGAAAAACCAAGAACTGGTAATAATAGACCTTTATCTTGACCCCAAATTGTTAAAGCTGCGCCTGGATGAATACCAGATCCATTAAATGCGGCACTTCCGTAAAATTGGCTATTCCCACTTACATTTAGAGCGCGACCTGTACCCACATTCTCTACAAAAAGAGAGTCTTGTGATCCATCGTGCGTTACCATAACTCCCAAACTGGAGCCTGTGTTTGAAAAGATCTTATTCCCGCTTACAGTCTGAATCGAAGTGAGATCAACAAAGTTTTTAGAACTAGATCCAGTTCCTCCGTTTTCTATTGGAAGCACGCCCGAAACACTTCCTAAGTCAACCGAAGAAACTTCAATCCACCTAGAAGCTGCCAAGTCCGTTGCAAATGTTCCAGAAGTGTGAGCGGTTAAGCATTTGTAAATTTTATTTGATTCGATTACCAAATCATTTACTGCATATGCTGTTGACGTGGCCCAAGAATCGACCCCTCCGCCTGCAACTTTCCAAACCGAGCCATTGTAAATGTTCAACTTGTTTGTTGTTGTATTATAAACGCATCTCCCATTGTCAGCGGTGATTGCGTTTCTTTGTGTCTCTGTCATTAGCGGGCAAGGCTTGCTTCCCTTTGTTGTTGATACAACCTTTAAATCATTGACAGTTAAATCTTTTATTTTTTGTTGAGCGTGGGCGTTTACGATTAAAAAAAGTGATAATAAAATAAATTTCATTGTTAAACTTCCATTTTTATTTTAAAGGCCTTCAAGGCCGTACTTGTATGATCTGTTAAATTTCCACTTGAATATTGAAATTGACCTGAAGAATCTATTGAGAGTGTAATGCTCTCATCACTAATTAAAGAATCTTGAACAATTTCCGAACCTGAATAGAGTCCAAATGTTAAAGTCCATGATGATCCAAGATAAACGGCTTGCGCGTCGATTGTTTGTCTAAATTCCGAGCCGCCTATTCGCTCTATCTCGAATTTAAAAAATGCTGACTTCTCGACTGTACTATCTAATGAAAGACCTGTGACGTTTGTTAGTGTTTGATTGTTTAATAAAGGGTATTTTATTGAAGTTGAACTTGCCGAAAAAGATTCCCAAACAACTCCGTTCCATATCCTCATTTTACTTAATGTAGAATTGAAATAAAGGGCCCCAACCTGCAATTCATCCCCATCATTATCAAGAGAAGGATCGCTCGTTTTAGCGCCTAGATATCTATCATCGAAAGAATCATAGCTCGCTTGTGCCGCCGTTCTGGCCAATTCCGCCGCCGCCTGCGCTGCTATTGCTAAATTCTTAGCATTTTCTATCGCGGACAAAAAGGCTTCGGTGTCCAATTCTGTTGGTGTTTCATTAAGTGGGAACGATACGCACCTACTTAATTTTTCAGATAGCTCTTGAGCGATCCTGGTAATTTTGTCATAAGCTGCTTCGGCTTGAACTGCTGTAAAATAACCCTGTGTTTCTAATTCTAACTCTTGAACTATTTCAGTTTCTCTGATTAAAGTTAACTTCGTTCCCGTAATCAATGCGGGCGTAATTTCCGTGTCTACTGGATAGACAACTCTATTATTGATTAAGTCGACATTGAAATTAGTCGTAACCTTAGACATCACACCTAGAGCATTCGTGTAATAAATGCCAATTTCACTCGAGTCGTTGAATGCAAAAGTTATCGGAAAAAGTGTCGTTGAACCATTCCCATTATATGTGACTTTTATTGCTTGTGAGGCTACTGTCATTTTCTTTCGTCCTTAGGCCTTCTTCTATAGATGTCCTGGATCTTAGGTTCCATTCCTTCAGTATAATCGTATAGATTAAAGAACCATTGGTTGAATTGGTCTGGATAACCGAAGCCATATGCTGCTGCTTTAGAAACTTTTTCCGCAGCAACTTTTTCATCAATGTTCCCTTCCGCTGCATCTACAATTGCACCGAATCCCCCCAATCCATAATCGATGGCGGCAAATGCTGGACTTGGGTTATAGCCAAATCCCTTGACGCCAATTAATTTATCACTGGCAACTGTTGCAACATCTCTGATCCCAGGAAAGAAACCTAAAGGGAATCCGATTGTCATATTTGCAATAAATTTTTTAACCTCTTCCTCGTCTTCTAAATCTGGAAGTCTAAACATTAAAGCTGCACCAATGACCTGGAAAACTAAGCGACCTGCTAAAAATCCAAGGGCCCTAGAAACGTCTTTATCTCGCTTTAGAATTCCCATCTCTCTCATCCATCTATTGTGTTCGGTGTTCATCCAAGAAAAGAACATTGAGAAAATTTTCTGCGTCTCTGTCCCTCTACTAATAGAAGCGACATCGTATTTTCTACTTGAACCTGCAACTCTCATGATTAAGTTATCGGCAAATCTAACCGCATCGCTTTCGCCTTTACCCTCGTCGATTGCTTTATTGTAAGCACCTAGCCACATTGGAATATTAGAGAACTCATCTGTCCAGGCCATCATCCCGCCGGCCATTTTAGAAATTTCACTCACTTCATTTTTTGAAAATTTACTATGAACTTCTTCGATAGAATAATCGGGTGAGTCGGCGCGATCTTTCATGAATGCTGATTTTGAGTAAACCATTTCCCTGATTTCTTTCGCTTCGCCCGAAAATAATTTTATCGTGTAGTCGCTGATCCCGTATTTTAAATATGATTTGAAAGCATCTGCATAACCAAAACCTTCTACGGCATTTGGAAAGATTAAGGCGTTGGCAAAGTTTTGAGATATAACAGAAACCTTCCAAAATAGCGCCGCTTTGGTTGTGTTTTGTCTTAAGACTTTAACAACCTTATCAATCGCACTTACCGGATCCCCGCCCTGTCCGCCTGCAGTTGCCCCAATATATTCTTTTATAGTCTTATAACCTTCGGGCGTTAATGTTGCCTTCATTTCTGCTTGCATATCTTCGCGAGAAATTAGCTTGTTTAATTCAATTACATTTTCTCTAAAGGCCAAGTCATGAATCACATCCTGAAGGTGTCTGTTAATGATTCCTAGATCTAAGCTGACTGGATATTGTGCATTCACACGCTCTTTAGTGTGACCTTTTTTAGTTGCCGCTTTCCAGGCCATGTTTTGTTCTTTATAAAGAGGATCGTCGGCATTGGCCCTCACTTCATCTTTGAATGAATTTCTTGGATCTGACTTGAGTGGATAATATCCCCCATCAAGATCAAGTTTTGTCCCATCCTTTAAAACAACCGAGAATTTTAAATGTTCAACTTTCCCAGGTGTGAACCCGGTTAGTTTTTTATGTAATGCTGAAATCTTTGGCCAATAAGTTTCTAGGTGATCCCAATTAGATTGAATAAATTTCCAATCTTTTGCATCGAGCTCTCTTTGAAGAATAGTCATAACCATTCCCTCGCCCCATGCGATTGATTGATCCAGGCCTACAGGTCTAGTTGCAAACAGTCTCTCGCGGTTCCCTTCGTTTCCTAGGTTGTGGCCCATGGCAAGCAACTTATCTTTCGTTGTTGAAATGTTCCATTCAGGAATGTAGATCTTTTTGTTGTAGATATCTTTTCTTTCTTTTTTAGTATAAATATCCCAATTTTTTGAAATTTCCTTAGTTGCATTCTGAATCATCCTGCTTTCTTCGTTTGCTGCATTGTAGACGCTATCCTTAAAAATTCTCGCCCATGGGCCGTTGTCTCTCCAGGCATCAAGGGGGCCTATAACACTTTCAACCTTTTTCAAAGAAAACATATAAAGGCGCGCAAATCCCTTAAGCTTATCGATCTTGGTTTCTTCAAATTTGTTTTTGAATCTTTCTTTAGGATTAAAGTTTTTCTGTGAAGCTTGAATTAACTCTGTTGCAATTTCTTCAATCTTTCTTTTGCCATCTAGCGCCGATATTTCATTTTCAAAATTTGCAACTTTTTTAATGTTTTGAACCGCGTTTCTTACGTCTCTTAATTCAGATATCGAAAGCTCATTTGTCTTTTTAATAATTCTTTCATCGAGCAACCAATCCGCTATGACCGCATTCATTTGCTCATATTTCGTTTCCCATTGTGCAAGTGTTTCGCCTGTCGAATTGGGATCAAAATCTGATCTCGTGAAACCAAATCTTTCAAGAATTTTACTTGCCTGGAATAAGTGATCTTCGTTTTTAAATGTTTCTCTTGAAGCAGTCCTTTGATCGTTTAAATATTTACTATGTCTTTTTACTTCACGGCTAATTCTTATAGACTCTCTTGCCAGGGCATGATTAAGCATTTGTTCTTTTTTAGCCACAATTGCCTCGCCCCAATCGTTTTTCGATACTGCCTTTGCAACTCTAAGGGCGGCGTTTCTTTCGGCCGTAAAATATTGTGTGAACTTAGACGCTTCCTTTATAGATTTACTATTTAAAATCTCACTTGCTTTAATTTTTACAAGCTCCGCTTCTCTTCTGGTATATCCGGCGATGACTTTATTTAGTTCGTTTATTGACTCTCTAAACTCTTTAAGCTTTTCCTTTTTTACATTCTCATCTTTGGCAGCTAACCATTGAGTGATTAACTTCTTTTGATCCTCTCTGATTTTTCTTTCGAACTCTCGATCCATTAGACGAGTGACTTCCTTCTGGAGTTTATTTATTTTGTTGCTTGTTAATTTCTCTTTTGCGTCTAACCACTTTCTAAGAGTCTCGTCGTCGTATTTCTCCATAGCGGCGATTATCTTCTGGTTTTCTTTTTCTGTTTCTTCTGAAAGTAATTTTCTGAATACTTCTTTTTCCATTCCGAGAAGCTCAATGCTTTTTTCGTTATGGATTGCTCTCATTGCATTTTCGCGAATTACGTCTTGGTCTGTTGACGCCGAAAATTCCTTCATTCTATTTTCAACTTCAGCTTTAATCTGATCGGCAATTGGAACCATTTGAAGCATTGCTTTTGCCAAGTGATCGCCCGAAGAATAACCCATATCCTCCGCAAGCATTTCAAATGCCACGCTTTGCTCTTCGGTGATATCGCCGGCGATAAATTCATCGGCCTTCTTTTTAAGGTCTTTTGTTTTTAACATTTTTTGAAGATCTAAAATCTCTTGGCCTTCGGGTGAGTTTTCAATCTCAAATTTAACTTGGGCCGCGACCTCTTTTGCTTTCGACTTAATAAAGTCTTTGTGCTCTTGAGTGATATCTCTCATTTGCTCTTTGAAGAGCATTGCAAATGCCTTTTCTTCGGCCATTGCCTTTATACTTTCAAGCTTACCGATGACCTCTTTCGGGATCTCAGTTAAGTCGATTTTTATTTCAAGTCCTGTTTTTCTTCTAGCAAGTGTAATCTCTTCATCAGTCGCAAGCATTCGCCCCATTATTTCCCTAACATCGTCGCTTAGTTCGACGTCCAAAGATGCAACCGATTTATAAATTCGAGTTAACCATTTTCTGAAACTGCTAAAGGTTTTTTGAAGCCCTCTACTTGGCGCTTTGCCTTCCATTAAATAAGCTTCGAAACCTCTCGCCCATTTTTCATGCTGCTCGACTGTTAGTTCTGTTTGCGCAGGATTATAATCAAGCCATGCGGATAGCTTCATCCAGTCATTGATTGCCCTATTAGAAGCGTCACCGCTTAGGACGTGTTCATAAAAGTCCTGAAGGAATAAGTGTCCCATTTCGTGCAAAAAGGTTGATCTGTCCGCCTCTTTATGGAGGGTGATTATTTTTTCTTCTTTTCGGAATTCGATTGATCCGCGCCTTGTGTCTGCACCCTGGAAAAAAATATTATTCTCTTTTCCTGCTTGATTAATTTTACTAACCCTATCTTGAGAATCTGAGTCACCGCTGTAGTAATAGATCTTCAATCCAGCTTTTTTTAACTGATCCACAATCGATTTATCTATTTTTTCTGGAACAACCGCAGCTTTAAATTCATCGAAAGTTACCGCTCTTTTTGCCTTGGCTTCGAAATACTCTGTCGGCGCCTCCTGTAAGGCGGTAAAATATTTTTGAATAGCTGCTTTATTCTTAATCTCTCTTCCAAGATCTTTTTCAACCCTAGCAAAGCCCATTTTAGCTATATCTTCAAGAATTGATCCCGAGTTGAATCCACCCGGATCTAGCATTTTAGTAGCCTCCGAATATAAAGCATCTAACTTAACCTTGGCCTTTTCCATTTCAGCTTTAGAAACAACGCGATCTCTATTTTCTTGGATTTTTTTAATAGACTTGAATTCTTTTGCAAGCATCGCCCTAACAGTCCCGGGCCCCGACATAAAGCTTTCGCCGCCCCTAATAGAGCTCTTTTTCATTTCACTTACAACATTATCCAACGTGAGCGGAGTTAATTTCCATCTTGATCCGCGAGTGTTTGTTGGCCCAAAATATTTAGCAAGCGCCTTTTCTCCTAATACATCCGCATAATTTTTCTGAAGCCATGATTCAAAGTCGGAAATATTATCTTTTATCTTTTGGTCTATTATGTTTTTATATTCATACTTATCAACCTTCCCGGCACTTCTATTATCAGATATAGCGCTTTCAAATTTTCTAAAAATTCCAAATCCATCAAAAGAATCTCTTTTACCTGCAAAATAATTAGGATCGTTTATGAGATCATCCGCTAAGGTTTTTGCAAGCTCTGGATCTTCTGGGTAGGTTTCCTTATAATCTTCGATTATGTACTCTGTTATTAATTTTTTAAACTTTTCTAAATTTTCTTCTGACTTGCCTTCCTCTCTTCCGTATTTCGCAGTGTAAAAATCGCCTGATTCTTCAATAAGTTTGTAAAGTTCTGGATATTTATTTTCAAGCTCTTTATTTGATTCTATCCTAGGTATTTCAACTTTTATTGATTTTTCCTCTAAGTATTTTTCTCTAATCAATAAAGACTTGTCAACATGATAAAGTCCGCTTGTCGCCAACTCATCTCTATTAAAAGTATCGTAATACTCGTCAGTGACCTTACTTCTCATCGAACCAAGTTTTTTCTCGTGCGCTTTTATAGCCTTTTCGTTAACTTCATTTCTAGTTTGTGGGAACCTTGGCGAATAAACATCGGCATCAAAAGTTTTAACTCCTTCACTGTTTAGTATGTCAGGCGAAGCCAAAAGGGATATTTCCCCGAAAGATGAATATGGATTATTCTTGTTAGTGATCCCAAGCGAAGGCATCGCCAACCCGCCAAGCTCTAAAGCTTGCTTGAGGTTTTCTTCGCTAATATTATTCATTGTTATTAAATTATTATCGACTGTTTCTTTTTTAGATTTTCTTGATTGATCGAAGCTTCTAACCTCATCAACAACAATTTCAATTTTAGAATCTTTAATTCCTAATTTTTCTTTTACTGATTCAAGTTCGTTTTTGGTTTCCTCGATAACACTATCGATGGCCGTTTGTTCGGCTTCGCTTTGACCCATGCCTTTTTTAATAAACTTTTTAACATCTTTATTTATTCTTTTAACAACATCTTCGCTAAGTTTTAGTTTTTTGAAACAATCTGATAAGCTCATAATATCCTTTTTGCAATGAATGAAATGATCTCTAAAATCTCGCTTTCATCTTGCTTGATTATTTTTTGCACTCTTTTTATTTTGTCTAAATTGTGATCTGTGGAATAGATGAACTTCGGCGTAGCAATTTCAGGAACAGTGATCGCAGTCGATAAAAGCATCCCATCACTTGCAATAGATAGGGACTTTAAAGAGTTTGAAATAAATCCATTTGTAGCAACGGAAATAGGTCTTATCATTAAACTCTCGTGACTGTTGTTGTACTAATTCCATCCCCTGTAAAATTCTGAGTTATGCTTCCCGCAACCCTACTAGATTCTGTGACTGTCATTGGATTATCTTGATCCAGGCCATTGATCTGATAAAGCTCGCTTAGTTTTAACTTAAGGGCCTCTATTTGATATCCAAACGTGCCAAGCTCTCCAGTGTATTCGTTTGATAAAGTTCCCCAAATGGCCTCTGCTAATCCTCTTGGTGAAAGAGGTTCCGCTCCGCCCGCTTCTGCGTTTAAATTGGCAAGCGCAGATAAAAAGACATTTGCATTTATTGAAGTGCTTGAAGATGCAAGCGCATCTATGATCGCACCAATATTTGCATTTGAAGAAAGTGCTAAGTTTGAAGTCGCAAGCAAATTAACTGAAGCATCAATCTGTGCGTTAGTTTTGAATATTGAAATTAAAGAGCTTGCGATAAATGTAACAATCTGATCCAGTTGAGCGTTCACTAAAACAATATTCGCTGACATCGGAGCTTCAAGATTTCTTCCACCTGCCAAGAGAGCATTGTCCTCGATCATACCATTCGAAGAAGTATAACTTGAAATGAAGTTGTAAACTCTTGGCATGAGATAAGCGTAAGGTGTGCTATATCCTTGAGGAATCGCATAGAATTTACCGAAGTGATATTCGCTAGATCTAATAGATCCTGCTTTATCATAGTTCGACCTGAGAGATGAAACAGGTGATAATGGAGATCCACCTATAAAATTTCCAGGTGATTTATGAAGAAATGAATAGTTCCCTATTAATCCCATTTATTAATTCCAAGCTACATCGAGATGTCCAATTAGCGACGAGTTAACAGGAGTCGCGGCACCTGAATACATTAACCAAATCAGATTCGCCCCATCTACAATTTGCGGTAAGCTAGGAATCTGATTCATTAAATCACGCTCACTCGCCACACCTAACGTAGTGATAGGTAAAGTTAAAAGCGGTTTACATAATCCTACAGCGTATTCGCCTGAAACATACGAAGTCGAGTGTTGAATTGTTTGAATTGAACGTATCCCTTTATCACCTGCCTGTAATGGCATAAATGGGCCGTATTTACCTACCCCTGTTCCACTGTAAAGAATCGTTCCGTTTGCTGCTCCCGTTTTTCCAACAGGTAAAACAGTCGGAGTCGCTCGTCCTGCGGTTCCGTCTGAGTTAGTGTATCCGATAGATAAGTTAGGAGTACCTGCACCTAGAGCCGTTGCGTTCGTATTCCAAAAGAAAGCTTGAACACCTTCTCCGTTTGTATATCTTGGTAAACCAACAGGATTCGTCGTTGCTTGTGCAGTTGTAGTTGTCACTGATGTCACACGATAAAAACCAAGAAGATCGATAAGCATTAAAACACAAGGAGTCACTGTTGCCGCCGAAGTAAAGGCAGAAGCGTTTACAATATGTTTAGTCGCAGGAGAGACGTTTCCTCCATGCTGAATGCCACCTGCACCTGCGGTTGAATCTGATACGGCTTGAAAAGCTAAGTTCGTTCCAGTGTTATAAATTGAATCCGCTGTTGGATTTCCGTTGCCTCTCGCCAAGCAATGCCATTCACCTGCTACGGCTGCGGCTGAAGGTAAAAAGTTTTTGTTCCAATCAATGCGCTTAAACTGTCCGTTCACACTGACCGCATTTATAAAGTTATCCATAGATGAAAAGCCCATATATTCCCCTTAATTAAAAATAGTTTCCATGTATCCGTTTAAAATAAACGTCGAGAAGAAAGCTCCGTTACCCATAATAAAATTTAGGTAAGCATCGTCGTGAATTTCTGGAAGCATGAAAGCACTATCTGTTATAAAATTTTTTTCGTTCGGATCTTTTCCATTTGCCATGACACTCGTGCATATGGGTTTAACCAGGGCCAATGTCATAAGTCCTGTATTTGGCCCTAACATCTGGACACTTTCAATTGACCTAACGCCCGTGTCGCCCTCTTGTAGTTTAAAAAATGGCGTTGCCGAAGTAGCAGCGACCGCATTATCCGACGATAATATTGAACCTAAAGAAGCCGCATTTAAGTTTTGATTCATCGTCGCTGATCGGCCCGACACACCTTGGGAGTTTGTATAAGTTAAAGTAAATTGTTGACTTGATGATCTCGCCGCTTGTGATACGCACATGATCTTTACCCCCTCCCCATCTTCGAATCTTGGCAAGGTTGAGGTATTGTCTAAAAACTGAAGTGTAGTATCTGCCTCATCAATAAAAGGATAATAGCCGAGATAATCCAAAAGAATAAACGAGCAGGTGTCGATTAAAGCATTTGAGAAGTTTATCGTTTTGACATATTTCTTCATGGGCGCAACAGGTGAGCCGTGATAAATCCCTCCGTTTAGTCTCGATAAAGGCTTAAACTCCAAGGGCGTAGATGCGTAATAATTTGGGCCTGGCGATCCCTGGAGCATTGATAAATCAATCCAACAAGGTGGGTTATATCCTACGCTTGTGGTTTTACGGAAAAACGTATAGCGATGAGCCCCAGATTCTATTGCGTCGACAATTTCTTTTAAATTCTTAAATGTCATTGTCTACATTTTCCTGTACAAATCTAAGCCAACAAAGTTCCTCTTGTCCCAATGCTTGTCCGTTTGCGATCTTATCTAAAAGATAATCTAGCAAAACTCTCCTATCGTTTGCGGTTCCTGACATTAATTTTACAGCTTCAGAATTTGTCACAATTAATCCAGGGTAAAAACTAAACCATTCGCCGCAAATTGAGGTTGAATTCCTGTAGAAACTGGAATCGCCGTATTGAGCGCCGCCCTTACAATAATATTTCCCGCACCTGAAGCAGTATCAACTATAGATGCGTAAGTAATCGTGTTAGATCCAGAGGTACATTGTGCAAACTGTTCGAGATTTGCATTTGAAACCTGGTTTCCTGAAACTGTGAAGTCGGTTGCTCTCGCTAGTGGTATTCTTGCATAGGCTCCATATGTAGCTTCTGAAGTTATCGCTGTTCCTGCTTCACCTGGATCTGCAGTGTGAAGTGCGATCCAAAGGTTAGTATTTGCATCCCATGGGAGCGCTGTTCCCACAAAGATTTGATTTAAAACTGCGGTTTCTGCTGCATTTGAAAAACTCATAACTATACTCCTACTGGAACGGCAATAACTTCTTTAATCATCCCGTCCTTGTCTCTATTTAAAACAAATTTATACTCTTTTCCTTTAGTGATCTGATCTTTGATTCTTGCTATTGAATCTTCGATATATCTATTTTTCTCTAATATTTGTGCCATCTTTTGATCGATGCTCTCTTGATTTATTTCCGCTTGCGACTTCTTTTTTTTAAGTCCGCCTTCTTTGGATAATTCTTCAAGAATGTCTTTTGATAACATCTTTTACCTCGAGCATTCCGATAGTCTTTCGAGATTATAAAGTTTCTTGGCCAAAGCATTTATTGCTTTCTTGGCGTCGACTTCGATCGTCTCTCCATCAATCTTAGTTTCAATCTTCCCTGTGATCGACTCCTTCTTTGCTTCGCCGAACTGAGAAATGACCTGATCGATTTGTTCTGGAGTTTTTAATTTGTCTGCGTTTATTGTTAATTGACCTGTGACTGTATCAATCTCTGAAGCGGCCATGTCTTCGCCGCGCTTTAAGATAATTGCCTTTCCTTTAACTTTTGAATCAAGATAGTTTCTGATCTCTCTGTCGGTCTGGAAAAACTTCCCTTCTTTTCTTTGGGCCATCATTCTTTCGGTCTCTATTGATCCATCTAAAGATTCAGGATCGACGAGCGCCACAAAGTCCAGGTTGGGAGGAATTAAATTAAGTGAGCTTTCGCCATAACCTTCTTTAAGTCCCTTGATTGCAATTTCTAAAACCTTAGAAAGATTTTTTGAGTTGCCCTTGCTTACAAATTTCTCGAACTCTTTTTTAGTTTTGAATCCGTTTTCACTAAACCATTTAGGGAATGTGGATTTTTGAGCCTCGACTTTTACATCGCCTCCAATCTCGCCCTCTCTAAATGTTCTCTTTCCTGCTTCGGCCTGTGATATTTCGGACTTTAAAAATGCTAATTGCGATCTGATCGCGCTAATCGCCTCGTCGCTTTGGTAGGCTTCAGGCATTCCCATTTTCTTTAACTCTTCCCTAACTTGGTCGGCGTCTACAATATCAGGTGAATCAAAGGCAGGAATTGTGTTTCTTTGATATGATTCTGCGTTAAAGCTTCCCGCGTTTCTTATTTCAGGCCTTATTTCTTTGTGTGACTGTTCGACACTGATTCCTCTTAAAGCCGCGCGTGTGGTGACATATGCCTGGTAAATTCTTGCATTTTTATCTGCGAGTGATTCATCCTGGCCTCTATTTATTAAGTCGGTCTTAAGATCATTGAAAGCTATTTCCGACTGTGCTTTTTGTTCTTCGGTTAGTTTTTGAGATTCGTTTGCCTGATTAACTTCGGCATTCATTAAATCAAATATTTCATTCCCAAGATCTTTGTTTTGTCTCGAGGTAAAATCTTCGGGAGAATATTTTATGTCATCTTTAAGAGCTTCATAATGTTCGGTGCTTGCTAATTTACTGGCCCATTTGGCCAATGGAATTTTTATATCGGCGCCGGTTTCAATGGCTTCATTTACTTCGCCTTCAATGCCTACTTCTTTTCCAATCGCTTCAAGGCTTAATCCCTTTGATTGAAAATATTTTTGAGCCTCTTCAACCGGTAGATAGACGTGCTCAATTTGAGTTCCTTCGGTTAAGCTTGCTAAAATCTCTGCCTGTGTGTCGGGTGAGCTCTTAGATAAATCCGTGTTAACTATTTTTTTTCCTAAGTCTGAATATTGCTTCTTGAAGACTTCTGTTTTTTTAATGTCAATTAATCTAGTTCTGGAGTTGATTGCTGAAATTGGCGCGTTCATAGCTCCACCACTTGCAGCACCAATTAAACCTGCATCTAGGGCCCTGCCTAGTGTTCCATTTAAAGCGCCCGTATCTACGCCCGTTGCATATGAACTAAAGTCCTGCGCTATTTGTGTTAAAAATTCTTCCTTACCTTCGGATGCCATTGAGGATGCAACCTCTTTCCCAAATTCAAGAATAACTTTTCTAGCTGACTCTTCGCCAAATGCCTTTGATAAAGAATTTTTTAAAGCGCCAATTGTACCAAAGGAAAGAGACTCCATCCCCGCCTCAAAAGTCCCTTGATAGGCGGCATTGAGGGTTGCACTTGTTGGATCTGCCCCTTTATCGATTGACTCTTTTAAGGTTCCTGCCCCCTGAATACTTCCAGAAACGGCCAATGCAGGAACCAGGCCTGCCCCGCTTAAACCAAGCATTATGCTAATCATTTGAGAAGGTGAGTTTGTTACAACTTGAACGGCTAAATTTTTAGCTGCATTCCTGTAATCCCCTTTGGATATTTGATCCGAGATACTTTCGCTTTGATCGCTAGAACTATAGGCGCTTGCCTGTTTGTCGTAAAAATTTGCAATTGGGTTATCCATTACCGCATCGGGTGCACTTACCTGGAGGTCGGGCCTTCCAATTGCTTTGACCGCTACGTTTTGAGGGAATGCCGCCAAATTATAAGCGAGTGAAGGAATTCTTGCTATTTGTGCATTTGTTGTTGCAAGTCCTTTTTGCAATCCGTTCCATAGGTCACTGGCAAAAGATTTATCCTGGACTGTTTTCTCGATGTCCGCGAGTTTATCAATATCGTTCTTGGCCATTGCCATGATTTTTGGATCTTTTAATTTCTCTGAAACTATGGGATTTCTTTTTTGATATTCGGCCCAATATCCATCGCCACGATCAAAGTCTATTTTTTTTAAGTTTTCAAAGTTCTTGTCGACATATAATTCGGGCTCGTTGATTCTTTTTGCAAGCTCAACCTTTTGGGCCGTAATAATTGGATCAAGATCTCTCACTTTATCGAAAGTCTCTCCCAATGGACTAACCTCATCGGGAAGCTTTAATTCAATTTTATCTTCGTTGTCGGGAAGAATTAACTCCGCCCTCGATGGATCAAATGGAACCTGGATCTCATTATCACCTGGCAAGCTAGTTAGGTTTTCCATTAGTAATTACCATCCTTGTAAACCGCAAGAACTGCTTTAACATTTGCAGGCGTTGCCATTTTTCCTTTAGCTGTAAGTGATCTGATCGCATTGTTTACCGGTGTTCCGACCTTAATCGCATCAATTCCGCCGAATTCCTGGGCAAATTTATTTACATCGTCGATGCCCCACGAACGATTTTCTTTTCGGGTAATGCCTCCACCAATTGCATTGACTTCTTTCTGGCCAATGTCTTGATAGAATTTTCCCCATGCTTCGTTGTTAGCATCGATCTTTTCTTTTTCTATTTTGAAATTTTCTTTTTTTGTGTCCCAAAGAAAGCCCTCTTTAATGACTGTGCTTTCAAGCAACTGTTTCCCAATTAGTCTCGCCTCTTCTGGAGTTTTGCCTTCTGTTTTCTGCCTAAATACTAAAAGGGCATCTGCCTTTTCTTCCTTTTCATTTTTTGAAAACTTTGCATTGACTTCATTTTTAAAGGCGTCATATGCCATCTTCATATCTTTTCTATCTTCGCCGATTTTATTTCCAAGATATTCTTTGCTTAATCTAACAAAGTCGGATGCTGTAATCTTGTTGTCTGCGAAAGCTTGCTTTATTTCTGAATTAGAAGCGTTTCCGCTTAAAATCTTTTCATGAAACTCAACTAGTAAAAATGGATCCGACTTCGCCGATGGATCCGTGAAAAGTTTTTTTGCAATATCTTCTTTTTCTTTTTTGTCTAAATTATCTCCGCCGTATTTGCCAACTATCTTTAAAGCATCGTCTAAGGTTCCGCCCTGCTTTTTAAGTCCTATGATCTCATTTTGATATCGATCCAGGTTGTCGCGCTCGTATCTCATTCTGTTTTGATTGTCTTCCATCGCCTTGGCTTTGGCATAAGAAAACATTTGCTCTCTTTCTGCTTCGCTTTTGAATTGGCCTGATGACTTAATCGCCTTTTCAATCCTAACTAGATCCGGCTCGCCATTTGATAGCTTCATCTTTGAAAAGACATCGTTATAAATTCCCGATCTCTTAACCTCAAAAATCTTCCCATCTATTGTTTGCAAAGTTTTTTGAAAGAATTCTGGAGAAACTTTCGACTCATTATCTAAAAGAATTGCTTTTGCGGTTGCGGGATCAACTTCCAACTTTGAAGAAATATTGTTTCCGATGGCCTTGTCAATTCCCTCTTGCTTTGCGATTTGAATAGACGCTGGATCCATTCCTTTGGCCTTAAGACTTGTTTCAATACTAAAACCAATCCCGTCTACAATTTCATTTAAAGCTTCTGGATTTATCGCATTCGCTGCTGATCCTATTTGGAGTTTTAAATTTGATTGAAAAGAGTTTTCATAGTCAGCATCTTTTTCTTTTACTTGATGTCTGATTACATTATCTCTCAAGCCCTTTGCGTGGGCCATTATGTTTGCACTTAATTTTGTTCTTGAATCTTCATCCAGGTCGGCGCCATATTTCATTAAGACATCATTAACGCCAATGTCATATTCGTTTGTTAAATCGTCTTTTACTTGCCCGAGTTTTCTATTTAGTAGGCCCTTTGGAATTCCCGTGTCGTCTTGAGAACTATCATATGCGAGATTGTCGATCTCTCTTATAGCTTCATTGGCTTTATTTAAAATCATTTTCTGATTTTCTTTTTCCTGCTCTCTGACTCCATAATCAATTGCACTCTGGCCAATCTTAGATATTACCTCGTTCGCCCCTTGCATTGCTTGAAATACATTATTTCCAACAACATCTTGAGATAGAGCTCCAACCTTTACGGCCTCAACATTTACTGATCTTGCTTGAATTCTATTTTCGCTTATTGGCACTTTTGGCATATGTATTTCCTTTTAATTTAAGCTTTGCCGGCTCCGGCCCTTGCAGCACCTTCGGCCCCACTGTAAGCACCCCCGACCAAAGTTCCAAAAGCTCCAATTTTTCCTGCAGCTTTTGCATTGGCCCCTTTGATTCGATAGTCTGACTCCTGGGAAGATAGGCCAATCTTTTGATTTATTGCTGATCTTCTAGTCTGCCAAATTGCCCTATCGGCGTTATATCTAACCATAGCTTCATCAATGGCTCTTTTGTCGATTGTGTCTGAAATAATATCGTTTGAAGTTGCGGAATCCGAATAGACTCCATTAGCTGCCATTGCCGCCTTTTGGGCCGCGATAGTTTGATTTGAATCCTGGATGACTTGACTTGTTTGCCTGCCTGCATCTTGTGAAATAACAGAAACCTGTTCACCGGTTGCCTTGTCGACCTCTTCAGATTGCTTTCTTGTTTGTTCCGCTAAGTAATCATAATAGGCTTTATTTTGTTTCCCTTGAGCATATTGTGCTTGTGCATTCATTGGGGCCATTGCTGCTTCTGCGCTACACATTTTAAAAAACTCCTAGATTAAAAATAAAATAAAAGGTTCGTCCGTTTTAGGGCTATTAAATCCCCATCTAAACTCTGCCCTTAGTATTTCTAAAAGCTTTAAGCTAAGTGTGTTCGAAGGATGCACAAAATTCCAAAGCGTCTCATATTGCTTTCTAAGTCCATCGATGTATTCTTTGGCGAGCTTCAAAAATCTCTTTGGAAATTTTCTAACCTCATTACTTGAAAGCATCCAAATGGTTGCGGTTTCATCGTCGTTTTCTGATGGAACAACCCCGAACATAGCTGAAATTTTACCCTGATAAACCACTGTGAAACATTCACTCTCTGGAGATTCGAAGCCAAATAGCAAAGCATTCTCTATCGATTCGATTCCCATTAATTTCATTTCATTAAAATCTTGTTCTCTTAAGTTATCTTTTAGTGCGTCTATGTCGCTTCTAATTGTTTTCCTAACTTCTAACTCTCCATCTGAATAGTTCATCTATCCCCCTATAGTTGTTTTTGGTTGAACTGCTAAAATTGTTACTGGCAACGGATCAACTTGCCTAAAGAAAACTGATCCGCCTGGTTCATAGCCGGATGTAATCATTTGCTTAAAATCTCCAGTGAATAATTCTTTTGGATCCGTTAAATAGAGCGGAGATAAATCTATAATCTCGTCCAGGTTGTTTTCATCTGGCCCTATATATCCACCGCGAGAATTTAAAAAATTAAATGAGACTTCTGAAATTTTAACAAGGCGTCCATATCCCGATCCATCGGCCATTGGAACCTGGACATCGAGAGTCTGAAAGTCTGATTCATATGATAGGCCAACATGAACAACATTCGCGGCGACTGGAAGCGTGATCGCTCCGGCCGTTACTGTTAAATTATTTACGACCCTTCCATCTGAAAGAGCTTTTACAGTCCTTCCGTTTAAGTGATCTAGCCCTGTGATCGTTGTAGTCAATGAACCTGAATAAGTTAAAAATGAATCCAGGAATGTCGAATAAGTTGCATCTGTTCCGGTGATTCTCTTTGAAAGCTTTTCAACAAATCTTTCGCCTTCGCGATTCACAACCAAATAAAGATCGTTTTGGCCATCTCCAGGAATGGTGCAAATAGATTCGACTGATCCTTGAGTTTCATGCCATGACCACGCAACGACATCTTGTTCTTTCATATAGGTCATTGACAGAAGCTTTCCATCTGATCGCACGGCCCAAACTAATGAATCCGGCTCTTGTTGATAGGCCATTTCTACAATTTCATAATTTTTAAATAAGTGATTAGAAAAAATTGAAAGATCATTTCCAGTAAACCCATCCGCCTGGAAGTCATAACCAAAGTCGCGAACAACTGAGCCCATAGATTGAACCATAATGACTCTATTGCCTACGATTACTGGATCTGTTCCACTTGATCCCCTGTATCCGTAAGTTTTAGTTTTAACTGTCGTTGGACTAAAAACCCCTCCCGTTTCTCCTACTCCACACTCTGAAGCTGAAGTGAAGGCTAAGATTTCAGATAATGGAATGAGGTTTTTAATCGCATTCATCTTTCTTGATGGGAGATTTACCGAAACGCTATCAGTGTCCTCGAGTGGAGAAGTTGTGCCAAAGTCAAAATAGTTTCCTGTTTTTGAAGTCCAAACAGTTTGAAGTTCGCTTGGAGTTGCAGCGGCAACAAGTCTGTCTTGATAGAATCCGCCACAAATAGGAAACCCTCTTTGCGTTGACCAAGATCCCTCTTGCCAGGAATTTATCGCATTGTATGCCAAAACCGGAGAAATCACTTCAATGTTAGCTGTATTTACATTTGTTACACTCGTGACCTTAACAACCCCTTCAGTATTGAATGAATCGCAAGATAGATCCGCATAACAAGTGCCTCCACCCCAAAGATCCATTCCAATCGCCATGTGACATATTTCATCTTCCGATCCAAAGGCATCAATATTGAAATCGGTTGAATTGTGAGTAAATGTTTTTAATATCTCCCACCCTACATATGAGCCTGGGACTGATCTTAGCACTGCAAGCTGTCCGGCCCATGTTCCCCTTGTTGCGAGTCTCCAGGTTCCTTTAACAATTAAGCGAGTGGATGGGACATAGACATTCCCCGTAATTGTATTTGTAATTGATCCGCTTTGAATAAATTGATTTATTTTAATCAAGCTCCCTAGATGCCCTGTTTGGAAAAAATTCTCTACTGTAGTAATTGGACACGCAAAGCCCTTTAAGAGAAGACCTGTCGAAACAGGAAAGCCACCCATTCCTGGCGAAACGAAGGATATTGTCGACGTTTTTTTTTCGGGCATAAAAGGCCCATTAATAAATGGAAAATCATCAAAGATCCATTCGTTATCTGAATAACGGGTTAATCTTTTAATTGGATAATTTGGATGGAACAGAAATAAAACATCGGCCGATTGTGTGAACTTAATATCCGCTAGATCTTCCTCTTGATAGGGTGTCGCGACTTCGAATATTGCCGATAACGGCGTTAAGATCAACCCGCCATCTCTTCTAAATCTAACATATTCTTCGCCGAATTCTAAAACATATGCCTGGGATAATGAAAATTCAAAAGGTATAAGTCTAGTTTTTTTATTAGGATATTTAGCCTTCTGAAGAAACTCCATTCCTGGACGATTAGAAGTTCCGCCATGAGGGTGGACGATAAAGTTTTTAAGCTTCTTTAATCCGGTGGAATACTTTTGAACGTCTACCCTGGAGTAAAGTGAAGGTGAAAACTCTCCACCTGAGAAGGTTGGTTGAATAGTATAAACTGCCATTTTTATCTTGCCTCTATAAGACTTGAATAATTTGCCTTTGTTTGCGATCCTTCTTTTGAATTTTCAAGCACGGCCTTATCTGAAATAGACATCGACATTTGAAGCAACGCTTGTCCTAGCTGAATGTTTCCTGCGAGAGATTGGGCCAACGAAGCGCCAATTCTATAAGATAAAGCTTCAATGAATTGTGGATCGTAAACATTGGGATCGGTGACTTTATATGTGAACTCGCACCAAGCGAGCTCTAAATTTGTTGCAATTGATTTTGTCTTAGTGTCAGGCGATAGCATCAACTTGTGATCTACTGGCCTTGGATCTGATAAACTTGTTTCGTTAAATATTTTTCTGATTTTCAAACATCGATTCGGTTCCGTATAGAGAAAATTCCAACCTGGAACCTCTTCATCTAAAGGGGCCAATTGTTCTATTGCAGTTGCAAAGTTCCATGCCGATCCTCTAAGAACTGAATCTCTTAATGGTTCATAGACAAGCTTGCATTTTCTTGCGCTCTCTGAAGCCTCATCAAGTGAGGTTATAGACTTAGCTCCGATATGATTAAGTGCTAAGTTACAAATTTCAACTATTGACGACATAATCATTCCCTAAAAAAAAGGAGGGTTGCCCCTCCCTTTTTACTTTTCTTCTTTTTTTGGTTTCTTGATCTCTGGAGGCGTTATTAAATCGAAGTGATCTTCAGGATATTTAGTCCCTTTTTCAACTTCAACAACATCACCTTTGGCCCAAAGTTTTCCCAGGAACCCATAACTTTCTTTATTGGCAATAAGTTTTATTTTCATAATTACTTAATGTCCGCTTCATCAACGATGAATAAATCGAAAGCGCCTGCAGTTAACGGGCCTGTTCCAACTGTATAAAATCCTCTAATGAATTGTTTAGATACGTTAGGGAATTTAATTTTTAATGGTTCTGAGTTTGCTACAAGTGCAGCTTTTCCAATTGCACCTGAATCAAAAAGAACGATTGGTGAAGTGAAATTCTCATCAACTGAAGTTTGAATAACGAAGTTAACAGTCGCAGCACCTGCAGCCGTTACCGCTGCTCTAACTTGGCAAACGATATAAGCGTCAGGGCCTACAGCTGATCCAGCGCCTTGGTTGATTACGTTTGTTGAAGCTGCTGAAGTTGTTACCGCTTGAGCCGCCGAAAGTTCTAATAATTTATCTTTAATCATTTTAATTCTCCAAAAGTTTTAAGGAGGGATTTCTCCCTCCGATTTTAATTATGAAATAGTTGACTCAGTTGAAAGAAGTTTGTCACAACGTCTTACTGGAACTCCGTCGAACATCATTACCGATTTACCGGCAACATCTTGAAGAGTTAATTGTACGTTTGACTTGTTCATCATTTGACGTCTTAAGAAAGATTTTACTGTTCTGTTAACGTAGAATACTGGCTTCCCTTTAGTTAAATCTTGGATCTGCTCAAGAGCTTGCGCCATTAAGTCGATAAGATCTGCACCTGAAGCAGCGTTTTTAGTTAAAGCATTTACGTCAATGTTTGCGATACGGACAACATATCTCCAGTCACGAAGAACTAGACCGGCATCCCACTTGTAATGCTTTCTATATGCTTCATACATCCCGCCGTTAGGGTCTAAAACTGTTTGTTGACCTTTGTCTTCTGAGAAGATTCCGGCTTTAGATCCTTTTGGATAGATTCCGTGAATTGTGTTAGGGCCCCAAGCGATTAACCAAACTGAAGTGTTTGTTGATCCCGAACCTCCGCCAAGAAGTACGTTCGCGCCGTTTTCTGCACCTGATTTTTGAGAAAAGCGTGGAGCTAATCCCATGAATTTCTCTGGATTAACTTTCGTGTCACCATAGAAAAGAGTCTGTGCAAAGTCTTGGTTCATGCCTTCAATGAAAGCCATGTCTTCCGACATTCTAAATTCTGCTGAGTTCCCGTTTAAATCTGCAAGAGACTTATCAACTTGAGAATAGTTTTCAAGCATACCGATAGAATCAGTAATTTGAACAGTTGTCGACTTAGTAGGTTGAACCCCATAGTTTAACTGTCTCCATGTTGCTTGTGGTAAACCTGATCTGATTGTCGTTT